AGACCTCAAACTGTCGTGGACTAGTACTGGTGCTACAAGTGATGGTGAAATTAGAGCTACTATTTTGTATCAACAAAATAATAACTTAAGCTAATAAAATAATGTGAGCTCCTTCGGGAGCTCACGAAATTAGGAGGAATAAATGCAAGGTTTAACAGATGTAAAACAAACCGTGGCGGTAGCGGGAACAGCACAACTACAAAAGTATGTAGGTACGGTGTTGACTAATATTACACGCGCAAGAATCAAAGGCATCCAAGCTCAGTCTACTGCTGCAGGCGGAAGTATCAAAATTTATGATAGCGTTGGCGGAACTACAGCTAGTACCATAGTATTTGAAGCACAATTCGGAACAGTAGATAATTCTGACTTTACATATTATGTATCTGAAGCCGGTATTAAGTGTGATACTGGAATGTATGCGGTTCTTTCAGGCGTAGATTTTTTAGTAGTAATTTATAGTTAAGGATATTAGATGGCGGTATCAGGAACAGTAAAATTTGATCCTGCGATAGACGACATCATTGAAGAGGCTTTCGAAAGATGTGGGGTTCAAAGTCGTTCTGGTTATGATCTCTTAACTATACGCAGATCTTTAAATATCCTATTTGCCGATTGGGGAAATAGAGGATTGATTCAATGGAAAATCAATTATGCTAATATTGATCTTGTCCAAGATCAAAACACTTATGATTTTGCATGGGATGCTGCTGCGGCTACGGAAGGAAGTGTAACCAATGCAAATCATGTTACCGATCTAGCTTCTCCAAGTCCTGCCGCTCTTTATAATATTGATGATATTTTAAATGTTAGCTATCGTAATATAGCGTCAAGTACGAGTAATCCCACTGATACTACGATGACTAAAATTGATCAGAGCGCATTCGCTGCTTTGGCTAATAAAAAATCTACAGGAAATCCCAGTCAATTTTTTGTCCAACGTTTTAGATTGTATACTCGTCTATGGGTTTATTTAACTCCAGGAAGTACTCAAGCTTCTAATTATTTATATGTGTGGTATGTATCAAGAATTGATACCAACACGGCATCTGGTTCATATAGTAATACTTCTGATGTCATTTACCGTTATTATCCTGCCATGTGTGCAGGACTCGCATATTATTTGAGTTTAAAAATTGCTCCGGATAGAGTTGAAGCATTAAAATTAATCTACGAAGATGAAATCTTGAGAGCTGAAAAAATGGCTGGCTCTGAAGCAAGTAGTTATATAACACCTAAAGCCTATTATCCGAGCGTATCGTAATGGCTGGAAAATATGCAACAGGTAAACATGCAATAGCTATTTCCGATCGAAGTGGATTACAGTTTCCCTACAAAGAAATGGTCCGTGAATGGACAGGGGCGTGGGTGCATATTTCTGAATTTGAATCTAAGCAGCCTCAATTAGAATTAAAAGTTAGAGGAGGAGATGCTGTAGCTTTAGAGCATCCTCGTCCTCCTGAAAGAGCAGCACCCGCTGTTACTATTTTATTACCAATTAATCCTTTTGAAACGTATGCGGCAGCGTCCAGTATTATTTTAGTTAATTCACCAAGTCATAATAGAGATACTTCAACCACAGTTAGGTTTAGAGGAGCTATTGACGTGGCGCCAGGGACAGGTACGGTCGACGATCCTGTGGCTGGATATGCAACTCCGCGCGATTTTGATGGAATTAGTGGTTCTAATCTTATTAAGGCAGCAGGGTATACAATTACAGTGGGACGATACACTAATGTTACTACCACTTTAGTTTCAGCAATTACAGATACAACAACAAATAGTGGAATTACGTTAACGGATGGAAGTTCTTTTTTAACAACTAATTCAAATGCACCTCAAGTTGCTTTAGTTGGAAGTGAACTTATTAGATATTCAACGATTAGTTCGAATGTTTTAGGAGAAGTTTCTCCTCAAGCTACTTCGATGAATACCCAATGGGTTCAAAGAGGAGCTTATGGATCCACTGCGGCTACCCATTCTGCAGGGGCAACAGTAAGAAATTTAACTAATCCTACTGACTGGTATTATTTTACAGTTGACACAAATACTGCTACAGTGGGAAGCATAAGAGGAGGCGGTCAGTCTGTATCAGCAGGACCCGTTACAATAACACCATGACCTATGATGAATTAGTCAGCAAAATTAGAAGTTATACCGAAACCACTAGTACAGTTATAGATGCTACTATTGTTAATGATTTTATATCGGATGCCGAATATAGAATTATGACCGATGTAGATTTAGATGTTTTTAGACAAAACGATTATTCTAGCTTAACGGCTGGCGTTCCTTTTATATCTCTTCCTACAGGCATTTTAGTTATTAGATATGTAACCACGTACCCTGAAGCGAGTCCACAAACTAGAACTTATTTACTGCAAAAAGATATTTCATTCATGGATGAATATTCAGGGACCCGAATTACTCAGGGGACTCCTAAATATTATGCCAATTGGAGCGAAACTCAAATGGTCATTTCGCCTACACCAGATACAGCCTTGAATATTGAGGTCGCTTATGTTAGAAGACCTACAGCGAGTGCTGGAACTGCTTTAGCATCTACTAACACTACAACGTATTTGAGCTTGAACGCTCCCAATACGCTCACATATGCCTGTCTCGTAGAGGCATTTGCATTCTTAGCAAATGATAGAATGTATCAATTATACGAGCAAAAATATCAACAATCTCTAACAGGTCTTGGCATTGAACAACAAGGTCGAAGACGAAGAGATGAATATATGAATGGTGTCATCAGAGAAATTCTGAATGCGCCACGAACAAGAGCATAGGAGAAAATAAATGGCAAATGTAGTATGTACAAGTTTTAAAAGTGAGCTGATCAAAGGAGATCATGATTTTGCAAATGATACTTTTAAAATTGCACTCTATACTAGCTCCGCATCAAGTCTAGCAGATTACACAGCTTACGCAGTTACGAATGAAGCATCCGGTACAGGTTATAGTGCCGGAGGAGTTGTATTAAGTGGTAATACTGTAGGAACTTCAGGAACAACAGCATATGCTGATTTTACAGATCCTGAATACACAAGTGTAACAATTACTGCAAGGTATGCGTTGATCTATAATACAAGTGCAACTTTAGTAACTAATGCAGCTTGTTTCTTTTTAGATTTTACGGAAAACAAAACGGCTACGAATGGTACGTTTAAAATTGTTTTCCCTACACCAGGTGCAAGCGGACTATTAACAGTAACGGGATAATAAATGGCTTTTATCGTAAACGATCGTGTAAAAGAAACTACTACGACGACTGGTACGGGTACTATTACTTTACTAGGAGCTGTCGAAGATTTTGAAGGTTTCTCAGCTGGAATTGGAGATGGTAATACTACCTATTACTGTATCTTCCATGAATCCGATTCTTATAATGAATGGGAAGTAGGCTATGGAGTTTTTACAGCTTCGGGCGCTACCCTAACGCGAACGGCAATTACTTCTTCTAATGGAGATGCTTTAGAAAGTTTTAGCGCAGGAACGAAATCTGTTTTCTGTACATTACCAGCAAGTAAAGGTTTGATGAAGAGTACGGATGGAACCGTGGTCTTTGGAGATAATACTGGAGCTCTTTCTTTAGCAGGTTCTTTAACCATGAATGCTTACAACATTGTCATGGATACTTCTCAAGGAATTGTTGATGATTCTAGTAATGAATTCTTAATGTTTACAAAGACGGCTAGCGCAGCCAACTATATAAACATTACGAATAAGGATACTGGAAATGCTCCTATCATTGCGGCAGTAGGAGATGCGAATTTAGATTTAAATCTTAACTCAGCGGGCACCGGGTCCGTGGTCACAAGTAATAATTTAACAGTAGGCTCTAAATTTATAATGCCTAGTGTTACCGCTAACAAAATTTTAATCGCTGATGGTACCAGCTACGAAGAAGAGGACATGTCGGGAGATGCAACGATTGCAACCGGCGGAGCTTTAACATTAGCAAACACAGCCGTGAGTGCTGGTTCATATACTGTGGCTTCTATTACCGTAGATGCTAAAGGAAGATTAACCTCTGCTTCAAGTGGCGTAGCCGCAAGTAAAGGATTCGCAATAGCAATGGCTGTTGCATTATAGTATAATATAGAATAAGGAGGAAAATATGGCCCAAGATTTTAGAAACAGTCTAAGTTCAGCAACAGGAACTAGTCCAGCAACGTTGTTAACTGCAGGAAATTATGATGCTATAATTGGTATTCGCTGCTGTAATATACTTACTACAAGTATTACAGTGAATGTGTATATTACTAATTCAGGTAATCACTATCTTTGCAAAGACGCAACTATTCCACCCGGTGGATCAATTGAGTTGATTCAGGGTGGAGCAAAAGTAGTTGTCAAAAGTGGTGATGTAGTGTATGCAACATCTAGTGATGCTTCATCTTTAGATGTAGTTTTTTCATACATTGACACTATAAGTTCATAAGGAGGAATATGTCCGGAGTAATTAACGGAATTTTAAATATTGTAGGAACGACAGGTCCTAATGAGTTTATTAATAATCAAGCGTCTTCTATCTCTGTAACACAAACAGTGGAAAATGGAGTATTAGGAGGACCTATAAGCGTACCGGTAACTATTACTGTAACCGGAACATTGTCGATTGTATAATGGGCAAAAGTGAAATAAAAGCAATTATTATGTATTTACATAAATTTAAAATTAATATAAGTTAGTTGAGAGGACTAGGAATCATATGAGCGAAATCAAAGTAAATAAAGTAAGTCCACAATCGGGTACTACTGTTACAGTAGGAGATAGTGGCGATACTGTATCAGTAAACGCAGACAAAATTGAAGTAAATAAAATCATTCCTGTTACTGGAACAGATACTACATTCGGAGATAGTCTTGATAATCTTTTAATTCCATCAGGGGCTAAAATAAAAGTCAACTCTAGTGGAGAAATAAAAGTTTTATCCGGTGGAAGTCTAACCGTTGATTGTGGAGCAACAATTACAAACAATGGAACCGCTGTTGGTCTAGGACGAACAGGGACTGTAAACTGGTGCACGACCGTAAAAACAGCAGGATTCACTGCAGCTAATGGAAGCGGATATTTCGTTAATACAACATCAGGAGGACTTACAGTCGCACTTCCAACTTCTCCAAGCGTTGGAGATATCATTGCATTAAAAGATTATGCGGAGACGTGGGATACTAATAATGTTACCTTATGTAGAGCTGGATCTAATATTAATGGAAGTTCTAACAATGCAGCTTTATCCACAGAAGCTCAATCGGTGACGATGATTTATGTAGATGCAACCAAAGGTTGGCAAGATATACATGATTCAACGGCAAATGTGACAGGTGCTTCATATATTACTGCTACAGGTGGAAATGCAGTTGTAACATGTGGTAATTATAAAACACATATTTTTACAGGAGATGGAACTTTTTGTGTGGCTTCACTCGCAAGTGCGGCTCCCCAAAACGCGGTTGAATATCTCGTAGTCGCTGGCGGCGGTGGAGGCGGAAAAAGTTATTCCGGAGGTGGCGGCGGAGGCGGATTCAGATATTTTTCAGCATGTAATACTTGCGGCAGTCCTTTAGTAGGACCTGCAGGAATAACAGTAACAGCATCCCCTTATTCAATTACAGTAGGTGCAGGAGGTCCTGGGAATATTAGTGATAGCCCAGTTCAAGCTCCTGGAGGAGTTTCAACTTTTGATACAATAACGTCTGCCGGAGGTGGAGATGGTGGACAATACACCCCATCAGGTGACGACGCAGGAGATGGCGGATCAGGTGGTGGCGGAGGAAATCCAGCTACCTTTAGTCCGACTCCCGGTCCAGGTGGAACAGGAAATTATCCTGTTGTTAGTCCAGTTCAAGGAACTGATGGTGGAAGTGGAATCGCAACAACAGCTACATCGAACCCTAATCACAGACAAGGTGGAGGTGGCGGCGGAGCTCAGACTTCAGGTCAAAATACAACAACCGGCACTTATGGTGGAATAGGTGGAGCCGGCTCACAGATCCTCGATGGATTTATCGGTCCAACAGCTCCAACTTATGGAACTCCAGGACCAGTTTCATTAACTAGATATTTCTCAGGCGGTGGAGGCGGAGGAATATATATTTCTGATGCGAACTGTACAGCAGGTGGCGCCGGCGGTGGAGGCACTGGCGGAAAATGCGACGCGACACCAGGTACACTAAGTAATAGTGGTGGTGGAGGCGGTGGAGGGTGTATAAGCCCATCCGGTCCAGGAGGAATAGGTAGTTCTGGGGTAGTAATGATTAGATATAGATATCAATAAATTATGGCACATTTTGCAAAATTAGGAATTAACAGTAAAGTTATCGCAGTTCATGTGGTATCCGATAAGAATTGTCAAAACGCTGATGGTGTTGAAGATGAAGAAATAGGTAGACAATTTTTAGAAAGAGTTCACCACTGGCCTTTATGGAAACAAACTTCTTGGAATACTGCTGGTGGAATTCATTCAACAGGCGGAACTCCTTTAAGAGGTACCTACGCAGGAATAGGTATGTACTATGATGAAGATAATGATATTTTCCACGCAAAACAACCTTATCCAAGTTGGACTTTAAATACTACAACGGCACAATGGGAACCCCCAACACCTAACCCTAATGATGGGCTAGTTTATGATTGGAATGAATCTACTAAAGCTTGGGATCCAGTCATTGTTTAATTGATCTCTATCAATTTTTAATCCTCACCTTTACAAATACCCTTACATCCTATATATTCTTCTACATGAAGAAGAAAGTATTAAGTCAAATAGATTTATATTCCGGCCCAGTTGAATGTCCTAAGGGTTTTGAAATTAATCGGACTCAACTCAAAAATGATATTCTTCAATCTTATGCAACTGACAAACGCATCAGTACTAATTCTAAAGACTATTCTTATTTAGATTATGTTAGTCCATATTCCCCACCATTAAATTGGTTCAAAGATTACATAAGAGATCATTTTAATGCTGACTATCGCAAGAACCTTATTCCTAAGGCTCAGTGGGGTAATGTTTATAAACAGAACCAACAATCTTTTTTAAGAAATACCGTAGACCCTTTAAATTTAAGAGAGTCCGCTGATTATACTCTTGTTTATGGGGTTGATGTAAGTGACCAATCCTGTGACATTGTTATAGAATATGATGCCAATCGCAGAGCTAACCGAACCTGGCATGAACCCATGAAAAATGATTTCTTTGTTATGTTCCCCAGTACACAAAAATATTTTATTACTTCGAATCAATCCAAACAACTTAATGTTCTTTTAACAATCACATATGATAGTATTTAATTATGCAGTGGCCCACTTTAGTTGTAGATAATTTTTTTACTGATCCCCAGGATATCGTGAAACTATCAACGAGATTAAAATATGTACCCTCTCCTGATAATTCATGGCCTGGTACAAGAACTTTGCCTCTCCATGAAGTAGATAACCAATTCTTTCTGTGGTCAACTCGAAAGATTATAGCTCTCCTTTATCCTACTCAAATAATGAGTGATGAGGGGTTAAAGTGGAAAGCAAATCAATATTTTCAACGAGTGCCTTATAATGTCTATGGAGACGAAGGTTGGATACATAGAGACACCAAGTATGAGTTCACCGTAATTATTTATTTAAGTGATCATCCTCAAAGTGGAACTTGTTTGTACGAAGGAAAATATTTTAATACTGACTCTGAATATTTGGAGGAGAAAAAAAGATTTTATAAAGATTTAAAAGACCCCAAACGTATGGAAAAATATAGAGATAAATCTAATTCTAAATTTCGTAAAAAAATTGAATTATTTTCTAATTTTAATAGACTAGTTTTATTTGATGGAAGTACCTGGCATGCGTCCAGAAATGCTGATAAAAGTAAGAGTGACAGGCTCACCTTAATTACATTTTTTGGTACTGTAACAGGTAAAGGTCTGCGGTATCCACTTCCTCAAATGAGGAGAATTTAGATTATGAATTTAACACATCACTATTGGTATTTTCAATCTGTCATTCCCCCTAGAATTTGTGATATGATTATACAATATGGGAAATCAGAAAAGAAAAAAGAAGTCATTGCCATTACTGGAAATCAAGGTCGAAATAGAAATTTAGATAAGAACCCTTTGACCAAAGATGAAATAAAAGATTTGAAAAAGAAAAGAGATTCTAATGTTGTGTGGATGAGTGACCCATGGCTTTACAAAGAAATTCACCCTTATGTTTATCGCGCTAACGCAAATTCAGGTTGGAATTTTGATTGGGATTGGTCCGAACCATGTCAATTTACTAAATATAAAAAAGGACAATATTATGATTGGCATTTTGATGGCTGGGATAAAACTTATACTGAAAAGGGGCCAACTAAGGGAAAGATTAGAAAGCTCTCTATGACAGTAACTTTATCAGATCCTAAGACATATAAAGGGGGAGAATTAGAATTTGATTTGAGAAAGAATGATCCGGATAAAGAATCACAGCCTATTGTATGTAAAGAAATTTTACCCAAAGGATCTGTTGTTGTGTTTCCAAGTTTTGTATGGCATAGAGTTAAACCCGTAACGAAAGGAGTAAGGTATAGTCTAGTAGTATGGCATCTAGGCTTTCCGTTTAAATAATATGGAAGGAAGCAATACTCACGTAAAGTTTAATAATGTGACCTATTTCGGTACTCCTGTTTGGACTGCCGACTGTCCTATGTTTGTTAAACCCATGTTAAAACTAACAGATCGATATTTAAAAAAATCGAGAAAAAAGAATTTACAAGCAGGAATTAAAGAGAGAGATAAATTATTCAAAGCCTCTCTAGGCGATTTTGCTTTGTCTAACCATTCCGAATCTTTTAATGCTGATCCTGCAGCTAAAGAGTTTGTTGAGTTTGCTGGTGCTAGAAGTTTTCAATTTTTAGATTGGTGTGGATTTGATTTAAGAAATCACAGTTTACATTTTACGGAATGTTGGGTTCAAGAATTTTCACACAAAGGAGGAGGTAATCATAATACTCATACACATTGGAATCAGCATGTCACAGGGTTTTTCTTTTTAAAAGCGAGTAAGCGAACTTCGATGCCTGTTTTACATGATCCCCGACCTGGAGCTCTGATGACTAAGCTTCCTCAAAAAGATCCAAGTAAAATTAGTTTTGGTAATGAAGCGGTTCATTATAACGTTAAACCTGGAACAATGGTTATTATTCCTGGCTATACTCCCCATCAATATCCTGTCGATATGGGATTAGAGCCTTTTCGATTTATTCATTGGAATATACAAGTTGTTCCATCCCATATATCTCGGGCAGATAGCATGAAAAAAGATGAACCTCCAAAAAAATAAATATTTTTCTACCCCACTAGGGAGAAGATTTCCTGCTGATGGATGGATAGAAACAAAATTAACTAGTGAGGCAATGAAATATTTAAAAGAATGTATAAAGAGGAAATCATCTCAAAGTTATAATTCTAACTTAGCGGGTAACATTAGTCATTCATTTAAAATACAAGATAAAGATAAGGTGTTTGGTAGGGATGTTTTACCACCCCTTATAGAAATGTATTTTAAAGAGTTTGGCCGACAGGTAGTCCCCAGTATATTAACCCGTAATTGTCCCTTTGTCCTAGACAATTTGTGGGTTAATTTTCAAAAAAAATATGAATTTAATCCTCCTCATACTCATAAGGGGATCTTTTCTTTTGTAATATGGGTGACCATTCCAACTCATCATAAAAAAGAACATGCATTAAAATTTGCCAGCCATTCATACAGGGCTCAAGCCTCTGATTTTCAGTTTACCTATATAAGTTCTTTGGGAAGACTAGAACATTTTAGTTATCTGCTTTCTCCTAAAGATGAGGGAACTATGTTATTTTTTCCTGCTAAACTTACGCATCAAGTTTTTCCTTTTTACACATCGAATAAAACTAGGGTTAGTATCTCCGGTAACATTGTATTGGATCCGACTAAGCACAAATGAGCTTCAAAAAAAATAAATATATTGTAGTAAAAAAAGCAATCAGTCCTCAACTGGCAAAATTTATCACTCAATATTTTTCATTAAAAAGAAAAGTTTTTAGAACATTGCTGGATAAAAAATATCTTTCTCAGTTTACGGAGGAATGGGGAACATGGGGTGACGATGTAGCAGCTACTTCCTATTGCCATTATTCCGATATAGCTATGGAAACTTTATTGACTTGGGTTCAACCCATCATGGAAAAAGAGACAGGTTTCAAGTTACACCCCACCTATACTTATACAAGATTTTATCAAAAAGGAGACGAATTAGTAAGACATAAAGATCGGTTTAGTTGTGAAATATCCACTACGTTAAGATTAGGGGGAGATAAATGGCCCATCTATTTAAGTCCATATGAAAATGTTGGAAGAGTAGATGGAAAAAAACTAACAAACCGGAGTGAGGCTAAAGGAGTAAGCATAGATTTAAATCTAGGGGATCTGTTGGTTTATTCTGGATGTGAATTGGAACACTGGAGAGAGCCTTTTCAAGGGGAGAGTTGTCTTCAAGTTTTTTTACACTATAATAAAGCTAATTCTAAAGAAGCAAAAGAAAATGAATTTGACACCCGTCCTCATTTAGGTCTTCCTGCTTGGTTTAAAAAGAGACTTTCATCTTAAAATTTCCTATGCTATATAGCAAATAGGATAAAATTATGTTATTTGGCGATTCAACATGGGCCGGAGCCGCATGGGCTTCCCAAGCTCTCGAAGTTACTTACACTAGTGTTACAGTTAACGTTACTAACGTACCGATTACGCTTGGGGTTAATGATGTATCAGTTCAGGTTAGTGTATATCCTGCTGTTACTAATGTTCCTGTTACGCTTACCGTTAATGATGTAACCGTCGTTGTACAAGTAGATGTAGATGTTACAGGAGTAAGCTTGAATGTCCTTCCAAATGATGTTACTGTGACGGGAAGTGCATTGGTTAATGCAACTCAAGTGCCAGTAACGTTAACGGTCAATGATGGCGCCGCTTATGGGTGGACAGAAGTCGACTCTTCAAATACAACAACTTGGATTAGGGTACATTAATGGCATCGTCATATACAACAAATTTAGGAATTGAATCAATCACAACAGGAGAACAGTCAGGATCCTGGGGTACAACCAGTAATTATAACTGGAATATTATAGACAGAATTAGAGGCTACAAATCTGTAGCGATCACAGGAACCACTCATACTTTATTAGTACAGGCCAGCTCTCCCGTCGATGGAGCTAGTCATACTGAAGATGGGAATTATCCTGTTATTAAATTTACAGGATCCTCTGGGGATCCTACCGTTACCATTAGTCCGAATACGGCTAATACATCTTACATCTTTATTAATGGTACAGGAAATACCATTACCTTTACCCAAGGATCAGGAGGAAATGTTTCTTTACAAAATGGCAAAGCAGCTCAATTTTATTTTGATGGAGCAGGTTCTGGAGCTGCAGCAGTAAGAGGATTAGATAATTTAGAAATTGCTACTTTAGAATGCACAGGTAATGCTGCCGTGGATGGAACCTTAACGGTTACCGGAGCCACAACACTAAGTACTGTTTTAGGAATTGCAAGTGGGGGGACAGGTTTAACATCCTTTACGGCTGGGGATTTAATGTATGCCACAGCTTCTACTACAATTGCTAAATTAGGAATTGGATCCGCAGGTCAATTTCTTAAAACCAATGCAGGGGCCACGGCACCCGCGTGGTCAACCGAAACAGATTTATGTCCTGTGGGATCTATAATTATGTATGGAGCTGCAGCGGCACCAACCAATTGGGTATTATGTGATGGGTCCGCCATCAATCGAACAACTTACGCAGATTTATTTACAGCCATTGGTACTACTTACGGATCTGGAGATGGTTCTTTAACTTTTAATGTTCCCAATTTACAGGGAGTATTTCCTATCGGTTATGATGGAGGAAGTAGTTATGCACTAGCAGCAACAGGAGGAGCAACCACTGATACTCCAACATTGAGCGGAACAAATGCAGGTACAACTTTAACCTCTTCACAAATTCCTGCCCATACCCATGGAGGCGTGACAACTGGATGGCCTAGTGGATCATGGACCGGAGGAACGGGAGCAGTTCAAACAGCTATTGATGCTTCAGGTTTAAGTGTAGCGAGTGGTTCAGTTAATTTAAGTTTAGAAAATACGGGAGGAGGCAGTTCGCATACCCACACTTGGACTGGAACTTCATCCGCTGTAGATACCATCCCTCCTTATTTAGTTGTTAATTATATTATTAAAACTTAAGGAGTTTTATGCCTTTAATACAGGTCCCTTTCAAACCCGGAATAGATAAACAGCTCACGGAAACGGGAGCTCAAGGACGTTGGATTGATTCTGACAATGTACGTTTTCGTTATGGTCTTCCAGAAAAAATTGGAGGTTGGACTAAAGTTATAACGAGTGCATTGATTGGAGCTCCACGAGCTCAACAACCTTTTTCTTCTTTAGATTCTGAAAACTTTGATTTTATAGCCACCAATAAAAAACAATACATCTATCAGAAAACAGATAACTCTGTTAATGATGTGAGTCCTCAACGATATGGAGCTTATGGAACTACAGCAGTAGCCAAAAGTTTAACTTCAGCTTTTGATACTAATGCGACAACTGAGGTGACAGTGAATTGGACTTCTCATGGAGCAGGGGTAGGCGACTTTGTCACTTTTGCATCAGTAACCGCTCCCACAGGAGTGGGTTATGTGGATTCTGATTTTGAAAAAGAATTTGAAATTCAAACGGTGGCTACTAATAGTTTTACCATTACCATGGCTACAGCTGCTACAGGAACTATTTCAGGAAATGGATCTGCTACAGCTACCTTATCTATTGTAACCGGAGATGCTATTTCCGTGTTAGGATTTGGTTGGGGTGCAGGACTCTGGGGACAATCCACATGGGGAACAGCAAGACCTACAACGGTTGAAGTCGATGCGGTGAACTGGACAGCAGACATGTATGGAGAAGATGTTATTGCCTGTCGTTATCAAGGTGGACTTTATATTTGGGATACCAGTGTTAATAAAGCGAGTATGCTTCCTATGATTAATCTTCTAGATTATAATAGAAGTACTGGAGGTTTTAGTCGAGGGGTGAATGCGAGTAAGGTTCCTACTAAAAATGGAATTGCTTTAGTTTCAACTCCAGACAGACACTTATGTGTCTTTGGAACTGAAACTACAATTGGAACTTCATCCACGTATGATCCTATGTTGATTCGTTTTTCGGATCAAGAAACAATTACCGATTTTGTTATTACTGCTGATAACACAGCAGGGTCCCAAAGACTTTCTGACGGAACTGAAATCAGAGCCGCAGTTAGATCGAAGGGACAAATCGTTGTATTGACTGATACCTCAGCTCATTCAATGCAATTTATTGGACCACCCTACACGTTTGGCTTTCAACAACTTGGAAGACAATGTGGAGTGGTGGGCCAGCATGCAGCGGTTGATGTCGATGGAGTTGTCTATTGGATGAACTCTGCAGGTGGATTTTTAGCTTTTGATGGAGCCGTTAAAACACTTCCATGTACGGTAGAGGATTATATTTTTAATGATATTCGTTTAGTTCCTGAAATTTATACGGGAGTTAATGCGGATTTTAATGAAGTGAGTTGGTACTATCCAACAGCGGACTCCAATGAAATTAATCGAGTGGTGACTTTTAATTATTTAGAAAATGTTTGGTCCGTGGGCACGTTAGCCAGAACAACCTGGGCAGATCAAGGAGCCTTTGATAGACCTTATGCGACAAGCTACGTGGTGGATGATACGAGCGCCTCTACTCCAACGGTGCAGGGAGTCACAGCGGGACGAGGTTATCTTTACGCTCAAGAAACAGGGAACAGTGACAATGGTTCTACCATGACAGCCAGTTTAACTTCCGGAGATTTTACTTTAGATGGATCCGGAAATGATTTACTTTCCATGTCACGATTCATTCCAGATTTTAAAGCTTTAAGCGGTGACATTGATGTTACAATTCAACTGAGAGATTATCCGGGTGATGCTAAAGCAGGTAGTCCTTTAGGTCCGTTTACCGTGGACTCAACAACAACGTATGTAAGTACCAGAGCGAGAGGAAGACAGGTCGCTTTAAAATTAAATAGTAGTGGAGTTAATGACAGTTGGAGATTTGGAACGTTTAGAGCTGGGATACAACCTAGCGGGAGAAGATAATGGCATTAGAAACAGGCGACGATTTTTACAATTATTATTCAAGTATGATGCCTTGGGGAAACCAAGGAACAGGGACCACGAACCAAGGAACCGGGATCACACAACTTGCGACCCCTACAATTAAATATCCACCACAAGGTGGTGGAGGTGGAGGATTCCAGTTGCCTCAAAATTATTATAAAGCTCCCAATCTGGGTACTCCTGTTAGGAGTATGACATCTGAGGGTCTTAGAGAATATACCACAGGTCTTCCTCAAACTAATCAAGCTCAGGATTTTTGGGGAAAACCATTCTTCGCAGGTGCCGGCAATTTAATAAAAAAAGGTGTAGGAAGCCTAGCTAGTTTGATAGGAGGTGCTCTACCACAGATGAGTCCGGAGGCCGCAGCTAATCAACGATGGGCTGTTGATGGGGCAGGTTATGGACAAGGAACTCAACGAGATCAATTTGGTATGTTAGTGGGACAAAGTTTAATGGACCCGAGTCGAACGTATGAAGATCGATTAGGGGAAAGAGAAGACGAACTAGCTGAGATTCTTGAGTCTCAAAAATTAAGAGGAACATATAAAAAAACAGGTTGGCACCAAAAACAACTCGATCATATTAATCTAGTTAATCAGATTAAAGAACAAGAACGAATTGCCAAAGAAAAAGCAGCTGCACAAGCTAAACAACAATGGCAGGCAGACTATGCTAATTGGCAAAGTCCTTCAGGCCGTGATCATGCAAGTACTGCAGGAATTGGTAGTAAAGAATCTAAAGCAGGAGGAGCTCCTGGAACAGCAAGCGCAAGTAGAGATTGGCGTTCTAGAGGCGGAATCTTGGGAGCATTTTAATGGCATCAAAACTAACAGTCCGATTTCCTAATGCACCCCAACAGTATCAACAAACTCAGATCAATGAACTGATTAGATCCTTGGAACAAACCGTATTACAATTGAATAATACTTTTTCCAACAAGATTCCTGAGAATGAATCGGAGAGAGTGGGATGGTTCATAAGTTAAATGGCAAATGTTTATAAAAATGTACAAGCTACTATTACATCTTCTGGCTCGGACGATCCGATCTATACAGTGCCCAGTGAAACAACGTCGGTCGTTAAATCGATTCGATTATATAATACCGACTCCAGTGCACGTACAGTACAAACTACGATCACAGACACTTCTGGAAGTGCTGACTATATATTTGATAACTCCAGTGTTTTAGCTACTGATTCAGTAGATGTACTTAACTTTAATAATGTGGTAGTCCTGGAGGCAGGAGATATATTAAAGATGCAATGTGCCACGGCGGATGTGATCAAGGTGACTGTTGCGGTCTTGGAAATGACAAGGACATAAAAATGTTGAATAAAGAGAAAAAAAACGGTAAAAGTGAAATAGGATATATGATGTATAAGGGTCAGAAGATCCCAGTGTTAAAAGCTGATCCCAAAGAAACCATATCTAATATACGAACAGGCAAAAAATATGCTGATATGAAAGCATTTTTAGCTGATGTCGCTGATCCTAACACTGCTACCATTGAAAATGATTTAAGAAAAGATTTAACGGTTACCGTCCAACCAATACGAATAGTAGGAATGACAAATAAGTAATGGGATTTTTTAGCAAAATAACTCGAGCCATCACCAAACCAATCAAGAAGGTTATTAAAAGTCCTATTGGTAAAGCAGCTTTACTAGGACTAGGAGCTTATTATGGACCATCTATGATGGGCAAAGCAGGATGGACAGGTCCTCAAGGAGTTTTTGCTGGTGGAGGTAAAGGTTCCATGATGGCAAAATTATTTGGAACGCAGGCGCAAAATATTGCTGGACCAGTTCAAGGAATATTAGGAACAGGAAGTGCAGGTACCCAAGGACTATTAGGTAAATGGGGTTTAACTAAAGGTGCAGGATCCATGATGCCGACAGGTTTAGGATGGGCCGGGATCGCTGGTCTCGGAACAGCTGCAGCTGCAGCTGGCCAACCGAAGGTCGATGAGATTCAAGGTTTTGGAGATGAAGGTAAAGGACATCAAGCTTATTTAAATGCTAGACGTTATATGCCTTTCGGAGATGAGAGTTCACCCCATTACACAGCACCGATGTGGAATGCAAACCAAGGTGGAAGAGTTAGAGCACAAGAAGGAATGTATGCAGGACAAGGAATTGAAAGTTTACAAAGTCAAACGGATTTAGATAATGTGAGTCAGCCTGTAGATCAAGGGGTCCTTGATTCAGGGACCACGGAACAATCTGATGATGCAAAATTAATTCAATTGATCCAGCAACTAGCGGCACTAGGAATTCCAATGGAACAATTAAGAGGACGAACGGAACAAGAATTAGTTGAGATGATGGTTTATCTTTCTTCTCAAATGGGAAGTCAACAAGGTGGAAATCAAATGGCTGCCGCTCAAGGTGGAAGAGTTGGATTACGAACGGGTGGAGACAACAGTTTATTTTTAGAAGAATCCTCGGAAGTAATTCGAGGAGGACAAGATGGAGATTCAGTGGTGGATGAAACAGAAAATATAGAAGTGGCGTCTGATCCAAGCCTAGAGGATTCACGAAATGAAATGTCTTTGATGTTATTTGGGAAGCCTATACATGAATTAACAGACGAAGAACTTCAAATATTAAATGATCAGGGCGCAATGCCCGCTCAATCACCCACTATGGCTAATCAAGGTGGATTGATGAGAACAGGTTATGCGATGGGTACAGAACATCCAATCATTCCATCCAAGGATGGAAAACAATTAGACATGAGAGACACAGGAGGCTATCAGCCTCACGGAGCTAAAGAAAAACACGATGACGTGCGAGCTTTACTTGCACAAGGAGAATTTGTTATGACGTCTGATGCCGTTAAGGGATTAGGCGGAGGCGACCGGGAAGCCGGCGCGAAAAAAATGTATGATGTAATGCACAACTTGGAGGCAATGGCATAATGGCAGATATAACTAAAACACAAGCCTTACCGGCACCGTTTATAGAAGGTCTCGGTAAAACTTTTGGAGAAGGATTATTACAACCCACAACAGCAGGTGGTGTAGGGATTGGTACGGCCATTGATACTAGTAAATTTGCACCAAGTGTTGCTCCACAAATTACTGGAGGCTTTACTCAGGCAGCCCAACAGGCAGCCGCAACGCAAGCAGGATTAGGAGCACTACAATTTGATGCAACAACTGGAGCGGTTTCAGGAATGGGAGCCGGCACAGGCATCTCAGGGTACGAAGGCTTTTTAGATGATGCAGCGGCTTTAACAGGAACAGGAGCAGGAACTGGAGCAGGTTCTATTGCATCCTATCAAAGTCCTTATACCGATGCTGTGAAGTCAGCGATGGAAACTCAAATGCTCCAAGAAAAAAACAGACAAGATACAGCACGAGCGGCTCAGGCGGTGGGCGCAGGAGCTTTCGGTGGAGGAAGATTCGGAGCAGAGAGCGCAGTAGCGGACTCTCAATACGCACAAAATTTAGCAGCCATGCAAGCACAAATGGACATGCAGGGATTCCAACAGGCATCCGCTGCAAGACAAGGAGACTTAAGAAATTTACAAGGACTCGCTCAACTACAACCTCAATTAGCTGGCCAAGAGATCGGACAACTCGGTCAAATGGGTCAAGCAGGATTGGGTTATAGACAAGCAGTTACCGATGCTGCTGCGCAAGGTGAGAAACTTGGAGCTTACGAACCATATCAACGATACGGTTTCTTCGGTGAACAATTAACAGGATTAATGGGAGGATACCCTGGTGGCACGAGAATGCAAGCTACTCCAACGGCAAGTCCTTTACAACAAGGATTGATGACCGGACTTGGAGGACTGGCTGCATACAAAGGTGTCAAGGGTATGTTTGGGTAATGGCATATTCTAAAGTTTTAAACAGACCGATGTTCAATAAACATAACTCTGCTTACGGCAGAGGGATTGCTAGTAATTTGGTTACTGATGAAGAAAGACAACGATTTAATTATGGTGGAAGAGTGGGGTATGACATTGGTGGAAATCAAAAAGGTCGTACGTATTATGATCCTGAAGCTCAACTTACAGCCGAAGAAATTTTAAAAGGTCCTTTATATACTAAACCTTATATTACAGATATGTTTGAAAGAGACTATTATCTAGATACGGAGGAAGGAACCGAAGGAATTCCTATCGCTGGTATGCAAGGTATGATTGACACTACAGCAGATTATGATCTTGAAGGAAGACCAATTTTAAATAAGTTGGAAAGGAGAACACGAAAATTATTAAAAGAAAATCCTGAAGCTTATAAGGATTATTTTAAGAAGTTCTCGGACCCTTATAAGAAAAAAGCTATAGAACAAGAGAAAATTTTAACCACGGGTGGGTATAAGGATAAGGCTAAAGATCTATATACTAAAGATGAAGTGATAGAAAAAGCAGAAATTGAAGACCCCGCAGGTGACGGTTTACCTACAGATCCAGACAGTGATCAATTGTACACGGACGAAGAAAAAAAAGAAAAAAGAAGTCAAATGATGTTGTCCATGGCTGAACGATTGATTGGTGGTTCCAGAGATAAATGGGGAAGCACCGCTCAAATGAAAAATATTTCAGGAGCGATCGGTGACATTCGTAAAATAGCAGATCCTTCAGAGCGAAGAGAAATGTTAGCAAAATATAAAGCGTGGGGAAAAGCTCAAGCGAATAGAGACAAAGCGATGTACTCCGATGATATGTTAGTTAAACAACTCATATCTAAAGGAGCCGGTCCAAAAAGAGCCAAAGAGTCAGTTTATTTTGGAGAAGATATAACACAAATGGCTAGAGGACCATCAGGAAAAACTATTCGAGAAGCTTTTTCAGAAAATCCTGGTCAATTTAAAATTATCTTTGATGAAGAGAAACAGGTTTATATAATTCCAAGTTTAGGAAAAGAAGTAACTTCTATAGAAGAGCTTATTAAATTACGTAAACAAAAGAAAATTTAAGGAGATAATGGATGGCTATTCGTGAATGGGATCCTTCTAAACTTTCTCCCTCTGAACAATCTAATGACCCAAGTCTTATCTCCTCAGTTCTATCCGGTATTGCTACCGGTTTAATTCGAATACCTGAAGGCGCTGTTTCATTAGGCGCAACCCTTTTAGATCTTACCGGTGACACTGACAAAGCCACAGAAGTTGAACAGTGGTTTGATGAAAACATTTATAAAAAATTAGGAAACATAGAAGAGAAAGCCGAGTCCACGACCGCTGGAAAAATTGCAGCAGCCTTAGTTAACATTGGTGTGCCAGCAACCATGGCGTTCCGATATGGAACCAAGGCAGCAACCAAAGCAATCATGGCTGCGAAGAAGGGTAATTACTTTACTCTAAGCAATCCAACCCTGGCTAAAGGAGCACAGGAAGCTCTTCAATTAAATGCCAAAGGCAAGACGGCAAAATTTATGGCGGGTGCTGTGTCGGGTGGTATCGCTGAAGGAATTTTTGTTGCAGACGTTGGAGAGTTTGGAACCATTGGAGATCTTTTAGGAGGACCCACTGCTTTAGATACGGAATCTGATGAGGGTGGAAAAGAACAAGCGGTCAGAGAAATTGTTAACCGAATTAAATTTGGAACAGAAGGAGCTTTACTTACAGGAATTATTGGAGGAACGGGCTCCATCATTAAACAGTTAGCCACACGAGGAAAAGAATTAAAATATTCTAACAGCTTATGGGATAGAGCTTTAAATAAAGTAGCCTCAGGAGGCAGACCGAGAGGAGATATTCCTGAAGATGCTTTCTTAACCAGACGAGAACAAATTGGAAAAAGAGGGGCCGATATGAATCGAGCCTACGAATTATCGAGAGCTGTAGATAAAGACCTCGATAGAATTTTTCCTAATATCAAATCAACTTTCAATAAAACAACCCGAGCAGAAAAGTTTAAACTCTATGAAGATTTAGATGAACTTTTATTCTCAGGTAAATCCGGCCTTGATAAGGCCGGTCGAGTGACCATGGGTGAAATGGATGCAAAAATGATGGAGAATATTGGTGAGAAGCTCATGAACAATGGAGCCAAGTCAGAACATGTCATGAATATTTTCAACAACATGGGCATGATGAGAAATAAATGGGGGGATATGGCAACACTCATTCGATCCAATCTTCCGATCGAAGCGCAGCCTGTTTTTAAAAATATTATGGGAGATCAATTTAGAGGGTGGTTGAGTCGAACCTATAATGTATTTCAAAATAAATCTTTAATTCCTTTCTTAAATTTTAAACCAACCGCCGAAGCCGTTGAAAAGGTAGCGAGTATATTCATGAGACAGAATAGAAGAGCCATCTCGAGAGCTGAAGCGAAAAGAACTGCCGGCGAGATGGTAGATGTTCCAGCGCCCTTGACCTATGAAAATGCCAAGACGCAAGTCGATTACATTCTTAAAAATATTAAACCCCAGGATAGCTTAGTTAGATTAATGAGAGAAGCGGATAAGTTTAAAGCTCCCTCCGCTCCTACCTTTAAAGTTCCTGCGAGTTTTGTAAAAGACTCTGTGGCTGCTGACCTGGTTCAAAATGGAACCTTTGTAAAAAGATTAGAACAAGTCGCCACTAAAGGAAGGTATGCTCTCCCTGGAGCAGAAGGGATTCCTGGACCGACGACCATCGGGAGAGGAAGCAAAGCTTTTAGAGAACTTTTTGGAGAAGTCAAAGATGTACGAGCAAAAATGATTCATGGTACTCAACGATTATCCATGGTTGCCCGTAAGGGAGAATTTTTACAAAAGTTAGTTGATAAATCTGCTACCAACATTGCAGCAGGAGGAAGAGGATTTTTTTATGGAACTGAATCGGCTGCCAGAAATGCCTTAGGCGAAGCGGACGTTGCTCTTTATAAAGGAAGCGTGGTCACGGATCCACAAACTGGAGTACGAGTAGCCAGACCTTGGGGAGAAACGGCTATGGAAAACCCTATACGAAGTGCCTTTCCTGATGGAGCCTGGGGCGAACGATCTTTAATGGAAGCCCTCGAGGGAGCAGAAAAAAATATTATTAATAATAAAACTGCCAGCTTTATTTATGACAGTTTGTTTTTATTTCCTAAGGCAACATCACAGTTTGCAAAGACGGTGTTGTCACCGGTTACTCATGCCAGAAACTTTTTCAGTGCGGCTACTTTTCAAACCGCTAATGGAATCTGGTTTGAAAACCCTAAAGTATTAGCTCAAGCGTGGAAGAAAGCTGTGGGTTCTGTTCAACCTCAAATGTTCAAGGCGAATGCTCCCGAAGCTCAGGCTTTCTATAGAGAATTATTAGAGCTCGGAGTAGTGAATACCAATGTAAGGTATGGAGATATCTCTAGACTAATGGGCGATATTAATTTTGGTCAAAGATTGACTACCGATCGTGCGGCTCGAATGATGCTGCAACCGAACTGGGCTAAGAAATTTGCGAAGTTTAGTCAGGACATGTACGTCATGGAAGATGACTTCTGGAAAATTAGTAACTTTGTCATGGAAAATTATCGTTATGGCAACGCCTATAAACGAGCCTTCGATAAAGGTTTAATTAAAAAGATGCCGAGCATTCGAGAGATTAAAGAAAAGGCCGCTGATATTGTAAGAAATACCGTACCTAACTATGAATATGTCCCTGAATTTATTCGAACTTTAAGAAGATTTCCCGTTGGAAATTTCGTTTCTTTTCCTGCAGAAATATTAAGAACTGGTACCGGGATTGTGCAACAATCTATTAAAGAAATTAATGATCCTATTTTAAGAACGATTGGGATGAAAAGACTAGCGGGGTTGGCAGCAACCACAGCTATAGTACCTGCGGCTACTGTAGAGATGTTTAAAACCATCTACGACTATACCGACGACGAATTGGCAGCGTTGAAAAGATTCTTACCTTCATGGTCCAAGAACTCCACCATCTTACCCATGAGAGATGAAGAAACTGGAGACTTAAAATACATCGACTTCAGTCATGGCTTTGCCTACGATACTTTAACTCGACCTATTCAAACCATTCTTAATAAAGTAGCGGAGGGAGAGACGAATGAAGAAGCTTTAATGGAAAGCTTCATGAAAGGATTAGCCACATCTACAGCCGAACTCGGTGAGCCTTTTATATCTGAATCCATTTGGACCGAAGCTATGTTGGATGTGGTAAGAGGAGGCGGAAAAACTAAAGATGGCAAAGTTTTATATACCGATGCTACTCCGACTGGAGAAAAGGTATCTAATATTATCGCTCACCTCGTTAGATCTCAAGCACCTTTTTCTTTACAACAGTTAATTCGTTTAGGTTTTGCTGCGACAGGAGAACCAAGCAGAACGATCGGACCTTACCAGGGAACAGGACAGACATATAATCTAACCGATGAAGCACTAGGATTTACAGGTTACCGACCGGTGACAGTAGATCCTGCACGAAGCTTAGACTTTAAGATGAGTGGATACCAAAGAGGTATTCGTGATGCTCGTAGAGAATTTAATTCTAAACTTTTAAGAGGAGATCCTATCTCTCCTCAAGATGTCGTGGATAGATATATCATTGCCAACAAAGCAAAGTGGGAAGAGATGAAAGAAATGTCTCGAGATCTTACAGCCGGTATGATCTTAGGTACCTCTGAAAATCAGATCATGAATGTGCTTGGAAGAATTTCTAGAAAAGATGGCGCGGCTTTATTAACGAATCAATTTATTCCATTT